TTCTTGGTTGTTATCCCAATATTCAGCAGCGGCTTCATTGATTAGTGTAGTTGCTGGAGAATCTTCCTTAGTTTCTTCCGTTTCTTCTGAAGTTTCTTCTGACTCATCTGATTCGGAGTTCCCAGTTGTTTCGCTAGCTTCATTACTTTCGCCTCCCATTTTTTTCTGGAGTTCAACATAAGCTTTCTCTAAATCTTCAGCGTTCTTATATTTACCAGCAAGTAATTGTTCTTGCTCGGCCTCCATCGCCTCACCTACTTTCAGAGACTCTTGTTCATCTGGAGTTAAGTTTTCTTCTGTTGTGATGCTATCAGTACCCGCATCATAGGTCATTGTTTCTGCCATTTATTCTTCAGGTGGTTGTGTCATCTCTGCCATTGCAGGGTTTTTAGAAGGGTCAGCTAAAGGAGCACTTGCTAATTGACCAGCTTGATCCATCATGGATTGCTGCATAGCTTGTTGTTGTGCTGCCTGCATTTCTTGTTGCATCTCTTGCTCAGTCTTAACTAAGTTCAATACATCTATACCTTGTGCAGTTGCTAATCGTTTGATAGCCTCTGCTGGATTGATGTATTTCATAAGTGCCTCTGGTCCTAATGTCTGTGCAATAGTACCAATGAATGCTGTTAAGCTTTCTCTATCTTGTCCTCTACCTAATGCGTTAACACCTGCAACAATCTGAGGTCTTACTAAGTCTTTAGGTATAGAAGGAATCTCTTTACTACGTTGTAGTATTAAGAGTGTTCTATTTAAGTATGGTATTAAGAATTCAATAGTTAACAGTGAAAATATACCACCTAACTGTTGTTCTAATTCCATCTGCGTGAGGCGTACCTCTTCCGCAGTCGTGCGTTCTGATTGTCTGATGTTCAGTTGCATGAACGCTTCAGCTATTCTTCTTTCTAGCTGTTGTGCCATCTGTGCAGCTGTAGCAAAGTCAGCTGTCTTACCAACCTGTATAACAGCAACGTCTTCGGGTCTACCCTGAACGATTGCACCGTTACCAGCTTGAGCTATGGTTTGTGGTTTAGTTGTGGAGCTAGGAGACACAAGGAATACTACCTTAGCAGCTGCAGCTGATCCTTCAACCAGTGCTTGTGACAGTCCTTCAAGTGATCTTAAATCACCAAGGAATTCCTCTACTCTACCTCTTCCATAATCTTCACCATCTACTGTATTGAATCGGAGAACTAACCATGGACTTGCATTCTTAGGTGCTGTACTACGGCTTCCAGCGATGATATGATCATCAGCTTCTTGGTACCAGATCCAGCGTCCACTTTTGCTATCCAATTTGACACAGGTATACACCTCAACGTCTTCTCCATCTGAGCCAGAGTTACCGCCTGCAACATTGTTAGGTTCGGGATCAGGTAGCTCAACACCTAATACTTTTCTACTTATCAGTTCCTTTGTGACTATTTCTAATACGTTACCGTTACCATCTCTATTAACTACGTAACGATTTAATGGGAAGTGTTTTAAACCATCCTTGCCCATAAAGATTAAAGCATTACCACCTACGATGAGGTGTTTAAGTGCTTGGTGTACTACTACTCTATCACTAGAAGCTGCAATGTAATCCATGATCATCCTCTCTATCTTAGAGAAGGAAAGATCTAATTCACTTCTAACTTCTTTCGGTAGTTCATCGCCTAGCTTATCATCTCTTACTTGTAGCTTAAAGAAGGAAGTCTGAGGAGGTAGTAACGCTAGCATTAATTTTGCTGCTAACGTTACGACTGCCTTAGCTCCAACTGATTGCCATGGAGTAATTAGATTTCTATGATTTATCTTTAAGTTTAAATCGTCTTGTATTAGATACGGTAACGTGAGTTTAGAACATTCAACTGCGGTGTCCAGAAACTGAGAACGTTCCGAAGTTAATTTGTTATATCTCTCACGTGCGTTCATTGATTCAAGCCTCCTGTAGTACTACCAGCGTTACCACCAGTATTCACTTGTCCTTCTAAAGGTATTCTGAGATCAGCTGTACCTTTTGACATTTCATTTCTAGCTTTTCTTGATTTAGCTTCCCTCACCTGTGGATTAATATCCGTTTCAACTGGTGCAGCTTGAGGTAAAGGTGGCTCTGGTGGTGCAGGTGGTGGTGGTGGCGGTGCTAAAGGTGGTGGTGGTGGGGGTGCAGCGGGTCTTCCTCCGAAACACATTAGATTTCATCCTCCATAATTGAGTTAATATATTCTATGACACTGGCTTGACCAGATCTATACATAATTGATTCGATTGGTTCTTTAGGATGTACTGGTTTCCATCCAAAGTTTTCCTCAAGTCTTATTAGTAGCTTATCTAACCTTTCGTTATGAAGCTTAAGAGTATTGAGGGAGATTTGTGTTTGCATGTTCAAAAAAGGCTGGCATTCTAGCTCGCTGTGTCTCAGAAAATTCAGGTGCTTTACCTTCATACATTAACCGATCACTAGCATCGAGCCAGAATTTTTTGTCCAAATATTTATCGTAGGTATTTCTACCTAGAGGCTGGAATATCCAATTAATCGTGGCTTTCCTAAGTTTGTCCAGAGAATTACTCCACCGTAAACCCATATCAGCACATACGAGAGAATTACAGGCAACATGTATTTGCTCGTCTCTTGAGATATCTGCCGAGGTCGTCCTAAGACCAGCATCACCACAGAACCTAAAAAAAGGTAGGATAACAAAGAAAATTGCACGTTCTGCTACTAAAGCTTTTAATATTGTGTGGTCAGGATGAGATTCCCAAGCATCTCTCAGCTTAAGAGCCTCATATTCTGACTGTGAATCAACACCCAGGGCATTTGTTATGTAACCCAGGGCTTGATCATGTTTAATTTCATCTTTAACATTGGATTCTAGAAGTACTCGTGCAGAGTCGGGAACATCTTTCTCAAGTGCTTCTGTAATAAACTCGCCAACTGGTAGCTCCATATGCCGTATTGCAAGGGCACGGTAGATGGCTTCTTCGGACCCATCTTTAAGCTTACCAGCTGTGGTTTGGATTGGAGTCCATGTTCTTTTTCTACTAAGTAATTTAGCATAAGGATCTTTTTTCATTCTTGACAATCGCAGGGTAATTCATCTTTTTGTAAAATGTCCTGCAAGTAATCTTCAACGTCCTCTTCTCCTAAAGCAGCGTATGCATTAGTCTTATCTTGTACGTCTCCCATTACCTGAAGGCTGTAATATAAGGAGGTTTGGGGTGATAGTAACCACTCTTCAACGAATTCTCTGTCGTATTCTACAACATCACTCCAAGAGTTGAAGCTGTAGCCATGAAGAAGTCCTGTATTATTTAATAGTGTCACGATGCCATCGGTAACGCTTCTATATGCGTCCCAACCGACCTCGCTGGCGATCTCTACATCACCATAATCATAATGCTCAACTCCAAATGTACCGCTGTCTCTGTCTACAGAGCGAGCTATTGGAGGTGCTATTTCAGGAGTAGATGTAAAACCATCTAAGTCCTTGCTTCTATATGAGCATGAAGCAGTTGGAGCTATAGCAAAAGCTCTTACCATATTGTGTTCACGTGCTATTTCAGCAGCTAATTCAATACCTTTCTCTAATTGTTGTACAATAGCATCAGCTACTGTCTCAACCATCTCACCATTAAGTCGTTTAGCTAATGCTACACCGAATTGCTTATAAGATACCTTATATTTTCTTAGTAGATTTGCTAAACCAAGCATACCTAAGCCTACTTGCTTGTCGATATCAGCTGGCAAGTATTCTCCAGTTGCTCCGACACCTGTTTTACTATGGAGGCTGCACAACTCGAACATACCTTCAGTGAAAGCCGTTGCGATATCGTCGATTGTACAGGCTGCGAGATTGACATGCTGTAACAAGCATGTGCCTCGTGAGGGCAGGTAAACCTCAAGACACACGTTCCCGTAGATTCTTTTTCCATTTCCATCGTACTTTATTTTGTTAAGCCAGATGTCCCCGGACTTGATTCCGTAAAGGATGGCGTCTTTAGTTCTGGCATCTGCTTGATTCCAGAGTTTTCCATCAAGGTCGATGCACCTTTTGATCCAAGGGAGTTCAGATCTAGGAGTTTGCACGAACTCAATAACATCGGGGTGGTTAATATCAATATGAGCCACAATCGCCCCATTTTTGTAGACCCCGCCTCTTCTGAGTGTTTCATTTAATGTAGAGTAAATTTTAGCAAATGAGACTGGACCACTAGCAGTTAAGCCTTTTCCATTCTCGTGTCCTTTAGGACGTAAATTAGATAGGTGTATTGCACACCCTGCCCCATGTCTGAGTGCATGAGAAGCGAATCTCCAGCTAGCCTCTATGCCCTCTGGACCCTCCATTGAGTCCTCAACGACAAATACAGTGCAACTCACTGGAAGTCTTGATTCTGGGTTATCCAGCCATGACTGGACCCGACCAGTGCGGGAGATAAGTTCTGCGGTCATTTCAAACTAAGTCTGTTAAAGTTGGTGGTTTATAATTTGGTCCTTTAAGAACCTTTCCGTCTGCTCTATATACTGGCTTACCTTTTTCATCTAGTTTTGACATATTACTTAAGTGTACTCTATCTAAGGCTTCATCTAATAACCAACCCATATTTTCAGCGTATTGGTAGCATACATAAATTAGATCTGCTAATTCTTTTAAAGCTTCTGATTCTATTGTAGTGTTTTTTCTAAACAGCATACCTTCAGCTTCTAAAAACTCTTTAAATTCCTCTACGATCAGATTCTTCTGATAAGAACGTTTGTCTTTCGATCTCGACGATTTCAGGTTGTACTTGGTACGGAATTCCTTGGCTTGCTCGGAAATAAAGGTCTTTTTCATAGGTGAGTTCGTTTTCTAAATAGTGGATAGCTTTCTCTAAATCTTGTATCTTACTATCTTTATAACCTGCCCTGCAGATATATTTGATAGCATTGCCTAAATGGAAGTTCAGTCCTTGTTCTCTAATAAAATCCCAAACATCGGTAGAACCCCTTTGGTAGTATGATGGTCCTTTGGCCATTTTGCAACTAAATTTGTGAGTGAATTAATTAAGACATAATTTTGTTTTTGTAAGGCAAGGAAGACAGTTATTATATCTTCCTTTCTTACATCATCTTTTGGTAGTGTTAGTTCAAGCTGCCTTAACTTGAATTCCTGTTCAGTTGTTAACTTGGTAATCGGCGGTGGGAGTCCAGAGGATTGGTCGTTTGTTTTTGAAGTCATAGTCATCAGCAGTGAGTATGCGAGCAAGTCTAGCGTTTGTTATAGCATCATATTCGGTTAGTCCCTTATCTGTAAAGGCTTTGAGGACAGTTTTCCAGCTGTACCCAGACTCTTCAAATAAAGATGTTGCACGTTTCACTCCTATACCAGGAACTCCACTGTAACCATCGGTTTGATCCCCAGCCAGTGCTTGAATTAGATGCCATCTAGCACCCTCTTCTTTCTTGACTGTGAATACTTCATCTAAGTTATATAGTTTACCTGGGATCTGTTTCATATCCTTATCAGGGGATACAATACAATTACCTGGGTACTTAGTACTATAAACTCCCATTGCGTCATCAGCTTCTAAGCTAGGTTTTATTATAACCTTGTACTCTTCTCTAAGAGCATTGATGACTCGTTTATAGCCACATGGTTTCTTACGATTCCTGTGTCCTTTATATGATTCAAGTATTTGTTTCCTAAAATTTATACTGTCAGAAAAGAACAGTATCATTTCAGAGAAGGTACCAAACTTATTCTTAATCTTGGTAAGTTCTCTATTTGTAGCTGCGTAAGCATCACTAAAGTTACTGGTAACAAGGATTACATCATCCCCGAAATCAACTTCAGTTTCTACTGCAGCACATGACTTATATACGATAAAGTCAGCATCGATTAATAATTTCATACATTAGTGTACATCTGCCCAAGTAGATCCTGATTTAGATTCTGCAGCTATAGGGCATCTTAGTTTGTAGTACTCACCAGCCTGTACTGCAGATAGTTCAAGTAAGAACTTGAGATCATCTACTTCTTTTTCTTCGCATTCAAATTGTAGTTCATCATGAACGAATGCAAGTTGTCTAGCAGTTGGTGGTAAATTTTCATGGGTTAATAGCATCCATCGTTTTGCAAGAACCGCTGACGATCCTTGAATTAAATAGTTAAGTGACTTATGTTTTGAATCGACTAGTATCTTACGCTTATCGATGCCTTGTACATAACCTCTTTCACTAGCTTTGTGTACTCCCTCCAGTAATTTCTCAAGACCTGGGATGGCATCGATATAAGCCTTACGGATCTCTTTGCCTTTCTTCTTAGCCTTGTCTGGGGATAGTTGTTTATCATATGATAAGCCTAGTTTTTGGTCTCCAGCTCCATACAAGAATGCGTAGGAAATTGTCTTGACCAATTTTCGGGATACGCCAATCTTGTCAGCGTTTTCTTGGTGTATGTCGCCATGCAAGAGCACTTTAGCATACCTACCTCCATCCCATCTTGCAAGATAATGGGCAAGCATCCGTAGCTCAACGCCAGCAAGATCACACCCGACCATGAAGAGACCAGGCGAGGCAGTGAAAAGTCTTCTAAATCTTTCATCACTAGGCACCTGTGCCAAATTTGGAGATCGATGGGCTGCTCTAAAAGTTTGAGTAGCTACCGAACAGTGGTGATGTATTCTACTAGATGTCGTAACAAGCTTCTGCCATGCGTTCACGCCTTCTGATATCATCCCTAACTTTTTCGTCAGATCCAGAAGTGTTAGAAAATTCAGAGCTATATCCGTTCCAAGCTCCTTTAATACGGTCTCGTCGATAACTGGCTTGCCTGATGCAGTCATTGACGACGGTATCCATCCATGATGAGATGTCAGTATCCATGCTATATGGTCTCTAGAGGTGGGGTTTAGTTCTTTAAGTTTGGTGAATGGAGCATTAGCGACATAGCCTTTGGTCCGATTATCTCGCTTAGGAGTAAATACTGGTCCGCTAACGTAAGGATACCTGTTGCGTAGTAGTTTACTAGTTTCTTCATACTCTTTTCGGAGAGTAGATTCAAGTTCCCGTGCAGCGCGTTCATTAAAATACCATCCATGTTGCTCCTGTTGTGTAAGAATTTCTGCGACCTGATGCTCTAACGAGACCCATTCAGGTAAGGGTGGAAGTGTTTGCATAATTTGGTGGTTACTACAACGTCTTGTTCACAATAGTCTTGCATTTCTTTAGACCAATTTTTCCAATCGGTTGTTTTACTAAAGTTACCTTTATATTCATTCAACCTGTAACCATAGGACTCAAGTGAATGACGTCCATATAGTTGTAACGGCATGTGTTTCCACGCATGTTGCTTATCTATATCGAGTAGATTCGGATGATAAAGACGAGATAACAGAAGAGTATCAATAATAGTCCCCCGAGGATTAAACCAAGGGTAAAGCTTTTTAATACAAGGTATGTC